GCTGTAGAGGGCGACCTCGTCGATCAAACCGCTGGCATAGGTCAACGTGTCGTGGCGACGCCCGATCTCAAGCGCGAACGTGACGGGCCCCAAGTCCAGCGTCGCCACACCTGTGCTATCCAGCACCCCATCGACGTAGATCCGTGCCGTCGTTCCGGTGATGGTCGCGGCAACATGGTGCCACTGGCCGTCGTTGATCACGCGCGTGCCCCGGAACCACCCGTTACCAGTCCAGAGTTCCAGGCGGCCGTCGGCGAGGCTTTCACTCGCGGCGAAGAAGAACCCTTTGAAGTTGCCAGCCCCGTAGTGATTGATGATGTCAAGCGGGGTCGAGCCGGAGAAGCGGACCCACGCTTCGACCGAGAAGTCGGCGGTCGGTGCGAGCGGGGCCGCGTGCGGGACGGAGATGTAGCCGGTGGTGCCGTTGAACAGCGCCGCCGTGTCGCTGGCGATCGCACCGGGTTGGGCGAGGGTCACCCCGCCGGTGATGGTGCCCGCGTAGCCGTGCCCCGAGCTGTCGGCGGCGGTCAGCCCTGAGGCCTCCCCGAGACGCCAGTAGCCGGTGGGGGCGTCGGCGAGGATGCGCTGCGCGTAGCTGACGATGCCCGCCTGGTAGTGCGCGGCGATCGTGGCGGCGGAGAGCGCGACCGAGTAGAGCGCGCACTCGTCGAGCGTGCCGACCAGCTCGGCGCCGCTGACAGTAAAGCCTTCGATCGTCCCGAGCGCTTTGGCCTGCGACGTGCCGATGAAGGGCAGCGTGCGGCCGGTCCATGTCGCGTTCTGGTAGGCCTGCACGCCATTGAGGTAGACGCGGATTGCGGTGCCGTCCCAGAGAGCGACGACGTGCGTCGGGATCCCGTCGGGGACGATCACACCCGTGTTGATGAAGTCGGAGGCACCCTCGATGAACCCGACATAGAGCACGAGCTGCCCCGAGGGGCCCGCCGCGAACGTCACTTCGAAGGCGCCCTGCGACGCGTAGAGCCGCGCGAAGCCGTTCTGCGTGCCCGCGCGCTTCACCCACAGCTCGATCGACATCCGCGACGGTTGCGGAATGCCGGGGAGGTTGACACCGTTGAGCGGCGTGCCGGGGAGCGCGAGCGCCGCGTCGGAGCCAGCGACCAGGCTGGGCGCGCCGAGGAGGACGCCGCCGTTGTAGGCGCCGGGGTGATTGTTGCCACTGGCGTCAGCCGCGACGAGCCCCGCCGTCTCGCCCAGCCGCCAGTAGCCGAGCGGCGTGTCGAGCAGGATGCGATCGCGATAGGCGGTGCCGCCACTCGGCGGTGAGAGCGGCGGCGCGGCCAGCACGATCCCTTCCCCGCCTGCACCGGCGGCGACGTCCTTGTCGCCGATCACGATCGGGCCGGCGTTGGCCGGGTCGGGCGAGATGAGCAGCTGGCGGAAGGGGAGGTCGTCGTCGATGTCGGCCGTGGGCAGGGTGACGCCGAGCTGGTAGTGCGCCTGCACCTGCGCGGCGGTGAGGGCGTAGTAGTAGAACGCCAGCTCGTCGACTAGGCTCGCCTTCAAGCTGTCGGGGCCATCGACGGCGGAGAGGCAGAACAGCTTCTGCAGACTGATCGACGGGACCGGCGGGTTGGGTCCCACGACCGCCCCATCGGCGACGCCATTGAGATAGAAGGTGAGCGCGCCCGCCTGCACCACGACCACGACGTGGTAGCGCCGGCCATTGACCAGCGGCGTGTTGTTGTAGCGGACGTCGGGGCCGAAGAAGTTGAGGCGGTTGAAGTAGGGCCCGTAGGTGCTGCCCATCTTGTACAGCCCAATGAACCCCGGCGACGGCCCGATGAAGATCGTCTGATAGTCCTGCGCGGCGGCGTTGTCGCCGTTGGGCGTCAGCCACAGCTCGATGCTGAAGGTCGTGCCGGTGATGAGCGGCGGGCAGGTGCCCACGTAGGCTGTCGTGCCGTCGAAGGCGAGGCCCCGCGTCGCGTCGGCGAGCCCCGGCACGCCGTAGGTGACGCCGGCAGCGGAAGCGAGCGTGATCGGCCGCGCGCCAGCGCTGTCGGCGAGGATGAGGCCGCTGGCTTCGTCCAGGTGCCAGTAGGCGGTCGGTTGATCGGCGAGCACGCGCGCGGCGTAAGGGTTTGCGAGACTCGCGGCGGCGTGCGCGGCGATCTGCTGCGGGGTGAGGGCGCGCGGATAGATCGCCAGCTCATCGATCACACCGGTGAAGCAGGTACCGCTCTCCGCGTAGCCGATGTAGCGGAACCCGGCGGCTGACCCCCAGATGTTCAGCTGACGCCCCGCGTCGGTGGTGTCGGTGAAGATCAGCGCGCCATCGAGATAGACGCGCAGCGCCGTCTCGTCCCAGGTGACGGCGAGGTGCGATCGCTTGGTGATCGTCGCCGTGATCTTCCACGCGGGCGACCCGCCGATCGTGTTCAGGAACACGCCGAGGCCGCCGGAATAATCCACGGAGACGTCGAGGGGGAAGTTGATCACCGACCCCGACGACCAGATGCGGGGGAACGGCAAGACGGGCGCCCCGCTCGTCGGCTTGACGATCGCTTCGATCGTGATGAACCGGGGGATCGGGAAGTTGGGGATCCGCACGCCCGCGAACGTCGAGGTGTCGACGGTCACCAGCTGCATCGCCGAGCCGAGATCGGTGAGCGGCGGCACCCCGAGAGTCAGCGCTGGTGTGGCGCCGACGTAGGTGCCGGAATAGCTGCCGACCGCATCGACCGCCGTGACGGCGCCCGGGCCCTCGTTCAGCCGCCAGAAGGCCATCGGCTGATCGGCGAGCACCGCCTGGCCATAGCTGTCGTAGACCGCCGACAGCCGCGTCGGCCCCGTGGCAGCGAGCGGCAGCGCGTAGCTCCGCACCATGTCAGTAGGGAATGCCCAGGACCTGCAGCGTCCCGCCGGCGCCCACCGCCCAGAGATCACCCAGCTTGATCGGCCCGGTCGCAAACGGCCCGAGCGACGTCGGGTCGGCGCCGACCAGGATCGGCAGGCCGGTGGCGACCGTCACCGCGTTGCTGCTCCCGAGATAGATCGGTGCGCCGCTGGCCTGCAGCAGCAGCTGGCGGTACGGGATGTCGCTGGCCGCGTCAGCGACACCCGCCACCCCGACGCCGTAGGCATCACTGAGCCGCTTCGGCGCGGCGCTGAGCACGACCGCGTAGCTGCGCAGACCCATCGAGAACCTCCTCGCGCGCCTGCGCCTACTGCTGATCGATCGTGCCGGGGTTGCGGTCCTGCAGCGTCGGCGGCTCGGGCGGCGTCTCGCTCGGCTGGTAGCGGTTGGGCAGCGAGGGCAGCCCTGAGACTGAGTTCTCCGACTCGCTGCCGTCGGGTGTCGGGACCGAGGGGTTCTGCCACGCGACCTGCGTCAGGCCGTTGGGATCATCGACCGTGATCGAGGGATCGGACCCGGAGCTGGTGATGCTGTCGCCACCGAGATCGCTGGAGCTGGGCATCCCCGGGTTGTCCCAGAAAGTTTTCAGATCAGACATGAAGGTTCTCCTACCAGTAGCCGCTCAAGCTGGCGTCGGTGGCGCGCGGGTCGCCCGCGGCGAGGCCGCAGCAGCACTCCTGCCAGCTGTCCCAGAGATCGTCGGGGTATTGCTCGTCGTCGCGCAGCGAGAGGGCCTGCAGCCCGAGGCGAAACTCGGTCGCCTTGGCCTGCGCGAGCCCCGCGTTGAAGTACGGGTTGGTCTTGTCGGGCGTCCCCGGCCAGAGCGCCGCCTGCGCGAGCGCACCGGCCACGAGTACCTCGCCGCTGTTGGCGAGCACGCCGGGGAAGACGCTGGTGTCGTCGAGGCGATCGACCTGGCGGTGGTAGACGCAGGTCAGGGTGGAGACCGCGCCGTACGGGTGATAGAGATAGCGCGCGCGCCCGACGCTGCCCGCGGTCGTGGAGGGCGTCGCCGCGACCAGCGCGAGCACCTGGCCCTGCGACGTCTGGCCAGGGTCGGCGATCGCCAGCTCCTCCAGCGAGTAGCGGAACGGGATGCGCACCTGACGTGATTGATCGACGATCACCTTCCAGGCACCGAAGTCGGCCGGGACGGTCAGGTACTGATCCGTGGCGAGCGGGGTGACGACCAGCTCACCACGGTTGAAGCCCCAGTGCCGGTACGCCAGCAGCTGCTTGTAGGCGGCGTTGACCCACTCGCGCGCGAGGAAGGTCGGCGCCGCCGGGCAGTAGAGGCGTACCGTGCGCCAGCAGTAGCCGAAGTCATCCGCCATCGGTCCACGGTCCTACTTGCCGATCGCTTCGAAGCGGCAGGTGTAGGCGGCGAGGTTGACGCCGCCGGCGACTTCGACGCCGGTCGTGCCCACCAGCCACTTGATCACGCCGCCGGTCGCCGTGGGCACCCAGACCGGATAGAGGAACAGGGTGCCGTTGGTCGCCGGGGTGAAGAGCATCAGCTCGATGCGCCCCATCCCCAGGTCGGCGCCCGCGATCGGATCGCCGCCAGAGACGTAGCTGGCGGGGCCGATGTAGCCACCGATCTTGCGGATGCGCGCCGAGCTGCTGTCGTGGTACTGCAGGTTGGTCTTGTCCAGTGTTCCGGTCATGGAGGCTCCTACACCACGTCAGGCAGATTGAGATCCACCAGGACCTTCTGGTTGCCGGTGCCGCCGGTGACGTCGGTCACCTTGACCGGGCCGGCGACGGTGCCCAGCGGCTGGGTGGTCGGCGCGGTGCCCGCGGCGAGGAGCACGCCCAGGTCGGTCGCGCCACCGAGGATCGAGTCCCCGACCACGGCCGCCGCGACGTTGGCGTCAGAGGCGCGCACCGGGCACGGGCCGCCGATCTGGATCGCGGTGTAGTTGCCCTTGGCCGGGGCCACGACGCCGATCACGCCCGCGACCTGGTTGAGCGTGGTGCCGCCCGCGGTGCCGACCAGATAGAGCGAGCGGTCGGTCCAGTAGACCGGCTGACCGGTCTTGGGCGCGGCGGCGGTCGCCGGGTCGATGCGCACCAGCTGGAAGCGCTTGGCGCGGGGCGGCACCCCGGGGGTGCTGCGTCCGGTCGGATGCTGCATGGTGAAGCGGGCCCCGAGCGTGCCCGGCTCCATCAGTGAGGCGGCGTCTTCCTTGGTCGGGTCGCCGCTCTGGAGGTAGACGGCATTCTGTTCGAAGATGTTGGGCATGGCTGGTCTCCTAGCTCCCGATCCCCTTGAGCACACGCGAGAGGCGGAGCGCCTTCACGGTGAGGTTGCCGGCGAAGAGGATCTGCCCGGCGACCTGGTTGTCCTGCCGCGCCCCTTTGAAGCCGGTGAAGCCGAAGGCGAACTTGCGCGACTGCGCGATGTAGAGCCGGATGTAGGCGTCGTCGCCTTGGGGCCCGAAGTTCAGCCACCAGAACGTCTCGTTGGCGGCGAAGTAGTTGCCCAGGTCGTCGTCGTTGACGCCGTCGGCGCCGGGGCAGTACTGCGACATCGTGATCGTCGCCTTGTCGAACTTCATCCCCGGCCAGTTGATCTCGGGCTGGGTGGTGTCGATGATCTGGTGCGGCAGGAAGTTCTCGGCGATGAACCCCATGCAGCGGTTGGTGGTGATGCCGATGGTCGGCGCCTCGTTGCCGAGCACGCAGCTGAAGTAGCTGTGGCGCAGCACGCGGTAGGAGATCGGCGAGCCGGCCAGGTCCGACGCGATGAGCCCGGCGGGCGGGTCGAGCGCGGGGCTGACGTCGGCGCGCGTCTGGCCGCCGTAGGACGGGAAGGTCGCGCCGGTCCAGGAGGTGTCGCCGGTGCGGCAGAACGCCTCCTCCATGCCGTTGATCTCCATCGAGCGATCGTCGCCAGCGAGCGCCTGGCCGTGGTGGAACGCCGCGATCTCCAGGATCGCCGACATGGTGAGCGAGGCCTGCGCCATGTCGGTGCGGATCACGCTGAACGCGGCGCGCGGCCCGGCGAGTTCGACTTCCAGGTCTTCCAGGAATTCGGTGATGCCGACCTGGTAGTAGCGCGGCCCGAAGAGCAGGCCGGTGCGGGTCTGGCGGCGGACGATGTCGAACGAGCTACCTTTGCGGTAGGCCCCGCCCTTCATCGGCTTGTACATGAAGTTTTCTTGAATCTGCGGCCCGACCCACTTGCGCGAGAAGCGAGACTTCGCCATCGCGATGAAGGGGCCCGCCTTGAAGTAGCCGTCCACCACCCCAGGTTCGATCTCCTTGGTGACGGTGGTGTTGACTTCATCGAGCTGGATTGCCACGTCTGCCTCCTGCGGCTGCGCGCGCGCGACGATCGGCTAGCGGCTGATCGACGCGGGCGTGCTAGGTCTGTTTGGCGGCGACCAGCCGCTCGTACTCAGCGACCGCTGAGTCGAGGGTGTGCGCCGCGGTCCCGTCTTTGGTCGTGAGCACGTCGAGCGGCGAGGCTTCACTGCGCAGCGGGAACGGCTGCCCCGCGCTCTGGCGCGTGCGTTCCGCGAAGCGTTTGTCGACCTCGTCGTTGATGCGCTTGTCTTCGGCTTCCTTGTTTTTCGCGGCGATGCGCTCGCCGTACTTCTCGTGGTAGGCGTCCTGCAGCGAGAAGACCCGCCCGGGCTGTCCGACGATCGGCCGTCCGAGCTTCGGGTTGTTCACCAGCTCGGTCATGTCGAGCGGCTCGCCGAAAACGTGCTGGTGCCAGCCGGCCTGGGTGGCGATGAACCCGGAGACCGCGATGTAGTCGCGGCCTGCCTCGTTGATCGCGTCGTCGGCGATCTTGCGCATCTCGGCGGCGGTCATCGCCGGGGTCTGGAGCGCGGGCTTGTCACCGGCGGGCGGATGGTCGCCGTTGCCGTTGCCATTGCCGGGACGCACCGCGCCCTCGCGCGCGGCCTTGAGCGCCGCCTCGTTGTCCTTGTACCAGCCGTCGAGTTTCTGGTAGTACTCGGTCAACGACGTCTCCTTCTCCCGCAGCGTGTCCATGTTGCGGCTGTAGTCGGAGCGGGCCAGCGTGCCGTCGCCCAGCAGGGTGACGGCGTCTTTCGCCTCCGCCGCGTCGAAGACCGCCTTCGCCTGTGCCTGCAGCTCCGCCGGGAGCTTGGCGAGCACGCCAGCGATGAAGGACTGACCCGATTCGAATGCACCCATGACGAACTCGACTCCTGCACGCGGTCAGGCAAGAGCTGATGGGGATCCTTCGCAGGAGGCGAGCAAGATCCGGCAGCTCCTCTACGCGCGTGCTGTTGGGGGTGGCGTCGGTGGTGTCGTGGTGGGTGTCGTCGTCGTCGTCGAGCGGAAGATCGATCGAGCGGAGCGCGCGAGCTACATCGGCGTGATCAGATCCATCGCGGGCACCGGCAGCGAGGGGTGCGCCGGAGGGAGCGGGACCTCGCGCGGCGGATCGAAGACAAACAGCAGGGTGTCGGTCTCCTCGGGCACGCCTTCGACGAGCGTGCGCACCAGCACCGGGATCGCCGGGTCGGCGCCGAGCCAGAGCGTCATGTCGACGATGGTGGTCAGCTCGGTGTCGGAGACGAAGGTGGTCGGCTCATCCTGGCTCGCGAAGTTGATCACCGAGCTGGCGTCGAAGCCGGAGCCGATGACGCGGATCGCGAAGGTCGGGTCGCCGATCGCGGCTGAGGGCGGCAGCAGTGACGTGAGCGCGGTCGTCGGCGCATCGACGTCGCGAGCGACCGCGCGGCCACCCACGCCGGTGCCTTTCGGCTGCACGACGGGCGGGGCCTCGCGCGCGGGGAGATCGTGGTCGGGATGCGCACCGGGGTGCTTGCCCGCCTGGAACGCTTTCTCCGCGTCGGCTTCTTCCTTGATCTCCGGTCGATCATCCTTCTTCGTCATGGCGAGATCCTCTCTGCGAAAACTACACGGAGCCCGGCCCCGAGATGCCGCGGTCCATGCCGCCCATCGGCGGCGCGGGGCCGGCGGCGGTCGGCGACACGGGGCCGGAGCCGTTGCTCATCAGGGTGGCGAGATACTGCTGCACCAGGTCCTTGATCATCGAGAGCTGCGCCGCCTGGTCGGGCGTGATCTGCGCCCAGGAGTCGAGCAGGTCGCCCATCGCCGAGGCGGATTGCGTGATGCCGGTCAGGACCTCGGGCGGCATCTGGCCGGTGGGGATCGAACCGGCGAGGCCCTTCATCGAGAAGCCGCCGGGCGCGCCCGGGGGCATCCCGCCCATCGAAGTCGGCGAGGGCGGGGGTTGGTCGAGCGCGGCGCTGCCCGGTGTCGGGCCGGTGCCGGGGAAGCCAGCGGGCGGGAAAGCCATCAGCGTTTGCCTCCGCGCAGGCCGCTGCGCTTGCTGTAGCTGGAGGGCTTGGAGCTGCCCTTCTTGCCGGGGTACTTTTTCGGCAGCCCGCCGGGGGCGCCGCCCAGGTCCGCGTCGACCGGGGTCTTGGGTGCGATCTTCTTGGTGAACATGGCGAGGCCTAGCGCCGCCCGCCCTTGAAGTTGGCGACGCCCCCGCCCTTGCGGAAGCCGCCGAACTTGGAGCCGCCGCCACCACCCGCGGTCATCGTGCGCGGGCCGCCGAAGTTCTTCTTGCTCGGGTTCTTGCCGCCACCGAGCTTGACGGCGGGCGAGACCGCGAGGTCGCCGGCGGCGTCGGGGTCGGCGGCGAGGGAGGCGGAGGCTGCTTTCGGGGGGAAGGCCATTGGGGAGATCCTTCAGCGCTTGGAGAGCGAGCGGGGAGCGGTAGGGGAGGTCGGCTTGCGCCCTTCCCACTTGCTGCTCCCCGGCTTGCCCTTGTTGATCGACGCGTAGAACACACGCTTGCCCTTCTCGCCGCCGTAGTGCGATTGCATCGAGGCCAGGACCTTGTCGCCCGAGGGCGTGAGAGGCATCTCCAGGTAGGGTCGCTGGCGATTCGGGGTTTGTCTAGTCCCCCCGCGCGCGTGCGGTAGAATGGCTGGTGATGAGTCTCTGGCACCGCGGCAAGTGTCCCAACTGCGGCTTCCCCGTGCTGGTCGCGCGCTGGCCGACGCTCGGCGCGGCGCTGGCGGATCACGATCGCCACTGCCACCCGGAGATCTTCCGCGCCTCGCCGAAAGACGCGCCGCTCATCGCGGCGGCGGCGGCCCGGTGGGATCGGCGTCCTCCGGCTGCCCCGCGGTAGCCGCGTTCCAGTGGTGGAGGAGGAGCGGCAGCAGCGCGCTGCTGGAGATGTAGCCGCCCGGCCACTTCGCCCCACGCACCCGATCCGGGTCCAGCATCGCGTTCTTCTCGTGCAGGCCGAGACGTCGCAGGATGTCGTAGGGCCCGCCCACCGACTTGATCCCTTTGTCGGATCGGATCCCTTCCCAGCTCGCCGCCATCGAGGTGAGCGGCGGCCGCTCGGGATACATCGCGCGCCACATCTCGACCAGCCCTTCGGAGAGTTGCTTGTTGAGGCGCAGCTCGCCGGCGGGCCCGGTGAACGGGTCGCCGGTCAGCTCGCGCATCTTGGCGCGGAGCGCCGGCAGCTCCTCGGACCACTTGCCGGTGGCGCCGCCCGAGGCGGTAGTGACGTGCTCGTCGAGCGGCGGCAGCGACTCGGTGCCCTGCAGCATCCCGCTCATGCGCGGTACCTTCGGGCCCGAGAGCGGTTCGCCCGCCATCGAGCGGTTGATGTTGGGGCGGCGGGAGGGCAGGCCGAGGCCGAGCCGAGCGAACTCGGGCTGCTCCATGGGCGAGAAGCCGCTCGGGCCCAGCGTGCGCGCGTAGGCGCGGTTGGCCTGGAGCGTATTGACCATCGGATCGTTGAGTGGCGAGATCGCGCCCCAGAGATCGGAGTAGAGCTTGATCTCGCGCGGGTCAGGGCCGAACCCTTCGCGAACGCCCGGCTGCGTGAGCGGTCCCCAGTTGGCCGGGATCTCCTCGCCGTAGAGGCCGTAGCGCGCCCAGCGCCCGATCGCGTCTGGCGTCGGCAGGATCAGGCCGGTGTCGGGGTCGCGGTAGATGCTGTCGGCCCAGCGGCCGCGCGAGGGCGGCTCGCTCTGCAGGGCCTGCTCTAATTCTGGGAGCGCCGCCTTGAGCGATGGGAAGCGCTTGGTGACGTTGTCGATCGCCTGCATGACGTGCTCGGCGTCGCGCCCGCTGAGCACGGTGTTGGAGTAGCGGCCCGGCGTGCCGCGGCGCCAGGTCGCGGGGCCCAGCTCGCGTAGCGCGGCGGGACGCAGATCGCCCAAAGCGGCGGCCTCGACCGGCCCACCGACCGCTTCAGTCGATCCGACGATGAAGCCAGGCGGTGGGCCCGCGCCCTTCATCCACGCGACGTCGCCATAGGGATCAGCGGCTCGCACCGCGCGCGGGCGCCCCGGCCCGAGGACATGCTCGGCGACGTCCTGCGCCGGGTTGGCACTCGTCATCAGCGAGGAGAGCGAGAGCGACGGCGGCACGTAGCGCTCGCCGACCACCGGCGCGCCGATGTGACTGACCGGCACCTGCGCGTGGCTGACCGCGAGCGGCGGTTCGATGGGCTGCGCCGCCAGGTACGCGGCGCCAGGGGAGAGCGTCGGCTGCGCGGACTGGCGCGGCGGCGCGAGCGCAGGCGCGGGTGTGGTCTGCCCGGCCTTCACCGCGTCGGCCTCAGCGAGGATCGCTTGCACCCACGGCGGCGTCTGGGGGTCAGGCATGATCGATCACCTCACCGGCTGCACGGGCGGCGGCGTGCCGACCTGGTTGCGCGACGCGCCGTAGGCGGCCCCAGCGGCCAGCGGCGGGAGGAGGCCGTACTTGCGCATGATGGCGATCTTCTTGTCGTCGAACATCACGTAGTTCGACGTCTGCGGCTTGTTCGCCTCGGCGAGTCGCGCGGTCACCGAGGCGATGCGGTCCTGCAGCGAGGCGACCCACGGGTCCTCCAGCGCCATGCCCGCGCGCGGGTACGGGGCGGTGCGCCGGGTCAGCTCGGTCTGCAGATCGGCCAGCTCGCGCTGGAGATACTCCGGGTTCTCTTTCGCCCGTGAGAGCTGATCGAGATACTGCACCCCGGGGACGCCGGCATCGCGCAAGCGCGCCGACGCCGCGCTCGGGTCGCCGAGCTGCGTGGCGAGATCCTGGTAGAGCGCTTCGCCGTAGTCGCGCGCGTGTCCTGCCGACATCTCCGCCCGCGCCTGGGCGACGGTGTCGGCCGCGCTGCGGCTGCCGAGCGTGCCGCTGTGATAGCGGACGGCGCCGCCCGCGTCGCGCTGCACGACGGTCCACTGGCCGGGCGTGGCGCTCGGGCCAAACGTCCCCGCCGCGACATCGGCAGGCGTGACCTGGTGCGGCTGCCACTGCCACGCGGTGGGATTTTTCCCGACCTGCTGCCCGGCGAACGCCTGCTGAATGTGCGGCGACTGCTCGCGCAACGGTTTGTCCCAGGCAAGCAGATGCTGCGGGTCGACGTTGAGGTTGACCTCGTACATGTGCCCGGGCTTCGACAGCGACACGCCCGCCTCTTGCATCCGGTGCAGCGAGAGCCGTTGATCGCGGAGGGTGTTGTAGAGCGTGGAGTCTTTCTGGGCGATGGCGTTGTTCAGGCCATTCTCCAGCTCGCCGTCGATCATGCTGAGCGCGTCCTCGACGGCGAGCGGACGCCCCAGGCTCGCGTACTGGTGCGCTTTGGTCGCGAGGCGCGTGGCGATCATCTGATCGGCGTCCTTCCCGAGGAAGAGCGCCGACGGCGTCGCGGGTGTCGAGGGAACGAGCTGCCCGCCCACGAAGACGTCGGGGCGCGTGGAGAGACTCGCGCGGTAGGTTTCCGCGGTGGGCTCGGCGCCCGCGAAGTAGATCCCGCGCCCGTAGCTGGCGGCGCCCTGGCCGGTGCCGATCTTGGAGATGTCGAAGCGATCGAAGTCGTGCGGTGAGCCGTGGTAGGCGCGAATGCCCTGCGCCGCCTCCTCGCCCGCGGTGAGCGCGTTGCGGCCGGTGACCAGGGCCTTCGCCCCGCCGACCAGCGGCATCGCGGCCATCGCCAGCTCGCCGGCTTTCGCGGCCTGCGTGTCGCCGCCGCCGCCGACCACCGCGCCGCGGATCGCTTCGGTCGCCGCGCCGATCGGATCGTGGGTGATGCGCTGCCAGAGTGACTGCTGCAGCTCGGGGTTGGGCAGCGGGGTGTCGGGGCGGCCGGTGGTCGGCAGCGTCGGCAGGATCGTGCGCGGGTAGCGCGGCGTCGTCGCCGACAGGCCGGTGACGACCGTGCCGGCGTCGAGCGGCTGGCGCGGGCCCTGCCACGGCGCGTCGGAGGTCGGGTAGCGCGGATCGGAGGTCTGGGGGTCAGGCATCCTCGGGCCTCACGGTGAGGAAGCGCGGCGTGGCGTCGCCCAGGTAGGCGCCGATCGTGTTGTAGGCGAAAAACTCCTCGGCGTCCTCCTCGCTCATGCCGTCGCCGACCATCGCGGCGATCACCGCGCGCTCGTCGTAGAGCACCGCCAGCTCCTGGCCGAAGCCCATGATCAAGCCGAGGATCGCGTGATCGAAGTGCGACGGCGGGTCGAAGAAGATCAGCTCGATCTCGTGGTCGGCGGCGTAGCGGGAGAGCCGGGCGCGCGCATCACTGATGGGGGTGGCCATGGCACTGCTCGCTACTTCTTGCTCTCGGTGATCGTCGAGCGGCCGCCGGGTTTGTCGTTCTTGGTTTCCTGCTGCGGCGGCGCACCGCCACTGGCTTTGCGGCCCGCGGGGTTCTCGGTCTGCCCGATGCCGAGCGCGGCCTGCGCCTGCAGGCGCTCGGTGACGGTGACCGGCACACGCAGCTCCAGGATGGTGCCGCCGGTCTGATCGATGGTGAAGGTGCGGCCCGAGGCCTGGTCGGTGTACTGGGGCAGCGGCATCTGGCCGGTGGCCATCGCCTGGAGTGCGCCGGGCGTGTTCTGCACCTGGGCGAGCATCTGGCTGAGGACGTCCGGCGGAGGAGGACTGAGCGGCGGCAGCGGGATCGCCGGCGGCGCGCCGACGTTGGGCGTCTCCAGCGTTTCGTGCAGCGACCAGAAGTCGTAGTAGCCCATGCGGGCGAGCTGCACGCGCATCATCTTGCGCTCGGTGGCGTCCATCGCCAGCACGCTGTTGGGCGCGACCACGAAGATGAACTGCTTGTGGAACCACATCGCGCGCTGGTCGCGGGAGGTGGTGTCGGCGTCCAGCTCCGGGGTGTAGCCGGGCTGCCCCGGGTGGAGCGCGGGGACGAATTGATCGGGGTCGAAGTCGAACTCGTTCAGCATCTGGCCGCCCTGGCCGAGGATCTGAATGCGCTTCTGGGTCGAGAGGAACTGGAAGTAGTTGCACTTGACCATCTCGGAGAAGTCGCGCAGGAACAGCTCGACCTGGCGCGCCTCGTTGCGGATCTCCGGGGTGAGCGCTTCGTAGTACTTCTGGATGGTGTCGGCCGACGGCATCTGCCGCAGCTGGAGGAGCGCCGAGAGGTTGGCGGTGCCACTGAGGTCGGCGAACTTCTGGGTGAGCTTCTCCCACATCTCGATCCCGAGTTGAATGATCGAGGGGTTGGGCCCTTCCTCTTTTTTCCAGGGGTCGCCGAAGCCGGGCATCACCTTGACGCGCTTGCCGGGGCGGCGCGGGTCCATCAGCTTCATCGTCGCTTCGGAGACCGCGGTGCGGTTGTAGGTGATGTCGGGGTTGGTCCACTGCCGCATGGCGAGGCGCACGTCCTGCACGGTGTCGTTGATCGCGTCCTGGAGCGGGAGCAGATCGTTGAACAGCGGAATGCCGAGGAACTGCCAGGGCACCGACCAGAGCTTGAGGCGGCAGAACGGGAACATCCCGTGCCAGTAGGTGTTGGGGCCGTCGTAGATGATGGTGTCGTCGGTGGCCACGAGCAGGCGGCCGCGCGGGTAGAGCGGCTGACCGGGGGCGGCGAGGTAGGCCCAGTTGGCGCCCGCCTGCCCCATGGCGATCGGCTTGTCGGTGAGGTTGCGCGTGCGGTCGCGGAAGTAGGCGCGGTAGACGACGATCGCGCCGGCGCGCGCTTTCTTGAGCGTGCCCGCGGTGCCCGGCCAGGCGATCGAGTCGAGCGGATCGGCGGGCGAGAGCAGACGCGAGAGGCCGGTGCGGAAGCGCCCCATCACCTGACCGAGCAGCGTGTCGGGCGAGGCTTTGAACAGGTGCGCCTTGGTGGGGTACATCCCTCGGAGGACGTTCACCGTGTGCTCTTCGCGGAAGCAGACGCCTTCCCACAGCTGCGCGGAGCGGCCGAACGACGGGCGCAGCGGCAGGGTGTCGCGCGGGTCGCGCGCGGTCAGCTGGTGCGCGCCGCCCATCGGCGCGTGCGGATCCCAGTCGATCACCAGGTCGCCGGTGCCGCCGGCCAGGGAGTACTTGACGCAGTCCCCGAGGTCCAGGTCCATCATGGTGGTCACCCACTCGGCCATGAGGTACTGGTTGAGCATGTTGGCCTGGACCTGGTACTCGGGGTTGGCCTTCCAGCCGGCGACCGGTTTCAGATCGGTGATCGCCGAGACGTGCGCCTGCATCGCTTTGCGCGTCTCGTTGATCGTGACCTGCGGGAGGTAGGGCAGCTTGCAGGTTTCGGGCGAGCGCTGGTTGCCGACGATGTAGTCCTGCGCCTTGCCGATCAGATCGTAGGACGGGTCTTGGCGATTGATCAGGTCGCCTTCTTGGACCCACTCGCGCAGCCAGCCGACCACGCGCGGGTCGCCGTGCTGCAGCGTGTCGGTGGTGGCGACCGGGAGCGCGGGGATGCCCGAGGGGGAGAGGGTGGCGGCCATCTAGCGCTCCAGACTGTCGAGGGCGGAGGGCGTGGCGTCGCTGATGCCGGGGCCGTACTCGGTGTCGGCGACCGAGGCGTGGCGCTTGAGATCGGCGGCGTGCTGCTTCACCCAGGAAGGGTCGGGTGCCTCGCCGCCGGTCCACCCGGGGTGCAGGCTGTGGACGTCCTTGTTGCTGTCGGTGTTGGCCCAGCGGCGGAACACCAGCGGCTGCCCCTCGCCGTTGCGATAGGCCTGCTCGCTCTCGCGCTCGACGCGCCGCATGGTGTGCAGCGAGTCGATCTCGACCGGGTGGCCGCGGCCATCGCGTGTGGTGAAGCCGCGGAAGCCGGCGGTCTTCACCCCGCCGATGTCCATCGCGCGGGTGGTCGGGATGTAGGCGGTCTGGCGGCCGCAGTGCAGCGGCGCGCCGGCGGTGGCGCCGATGGCGATCGGGATGTTCACATCGACCAGCACCTGGCCGCAGACCTGACACCAGAAGTCGTGGAGCGCCATCATCAGCCTCGCTTCACCAGGACGCCGATCGCCCAGAGCAGCGCCAGCGCAATCAGCAGCACGATCCCCGCGTCGGTGATCTTCATCAGCGCCCGACCTTCGGGTGGAAGCGGCGCACTTCGATCGGCCAGAGGAAGATCACCCAGGTGTAGATCGGACTGCGCCAGCTGCTGCCGCCGCGCCAGAAGAAGGGCTTCCACCGCGGCCAGATCAGGAGCTGATAGGCGCCGATGTTCCAGTGGCGGCGGAGCACTTAGCGGATCCTCCGGTGGGCGACGATGCGCTTGCAGGGGCGGCAGCGCCAGAGCGCGAACAGGGCGAAGCCGCCGCGGCCCTTGCGGCCGTACTCCTGCAGCAGCGCCGTTCCACAGTGCGGGCACCACACCGTTACTCCCCCTCGGCCAGGACCTGGATCGCCGCGACCAGATCCGATCGCTGCGCGCTGCCCGCGATCGCGCGCGCCAGGCAGCGCAGCTTGTAGGCTTCGATCGTCTCGTAGAGGTCGCGCCAGTCCTCGACGCTGGCCGGTTGCACCGCCAGGCGGTCCAGCTCCCGCACCAGCGCCCGCGTCCGCGTGTCGATCGGCATCGTCAGCTCCCTCCGCCTCAGGCGCCGTGGTAGAAGAGTTCATCCTCGATGCGCCCGACCACCGCGCGCATCTCCTGCTCGACCGAATGGCCACGCTTGCGCGCGCGGTGCTGCAGCTCCTCCAGCTGGCCGGGCGTGAACGGGAGGCGCACGTCGCCGATGCGGATGGAGGCGAGGCGCTCGACCGCCTTGACGAGGTCGGCGGGGGTGCGGGTGGTGCCCAGGCCGGTGATCTCTTCGATCGTGTTGCACTCGGCGCGCGAGAGGTGCAAGCCAGGCGTGACTTCGATCGCGCTGGCGTAGTCGCCCAGCAGCTTGTGGATCCGATTCAGGCTGTCTTCCAGCTGCTCCTTGATCGCGCCGCGGCTAGGCGCGGGAGCGGTCGTCGCCGAAGTAGAGCCCTTCTTGTCCGGCGTCGGTGAGGGAGTAGACATCGTCGCTGACCGTGTCGCCATGTTCGATCTCCAGGTCGTCGGCTTCCTCAGCGGTCGCCGGCGAATTGCGATAGTCCAGGCGGGCGCGCTCGCCGCGCTCCTGGTTGAAGGTGTCCAGAGCGGCCTTGCGGCGCCGGCGCTCGGCGACCGGTTCGATCTCCCCGCCCGACATGCGCCACGCGACGTAGTAGCCGATCGCACTGCTCATCACCGCGTCGTCGTGCTGGCCGCGGGCGGCCTCGGCTTCCCCGATTGTCGAGGCGGTCACGAAGTGGCGCAACTCCCCCCTGGTGATCGGACTGTTGAGGATGAAGTCGGGCAGGGTCGAGACCGGGTCGATCGTGGTGATCGCGCCGTAGTAGGAGGCCAGGAGCAGCGGGCGGGTGCGCGGGCTGGTCATCCAGCCGATGCGGGTCGAGTAGCGGCGGCTGGGGGTGGCGGCGTCGGCATACTCCCAGACGTAGAAGTAGCTGTAGCCCAGGTGCAGCTGCAGCGTGTCCTGGGTGGCCAGGCCGTGGTTGTTGGTCTCGATCGCCGCCATCGCCTCGACGCCGTCGGCGTCGCAGTAGTAGCGGCCGATGGCGTCGGCGATGAAGGCCAGCGCCTTGGGGTCGAGCTTGTTGGTGCAGTACTGCGCGACCTGCTCGGCGGGCTCTTCGATCGTCGGCTGGCGGATGACGTCGATGATCGAGTAGTCGAGCCCGAGGCCGTCGCTGACGTCGACCGACATGATGTAGCGGCGCGGGCCGCGGGGGCGCGGATACTCCCAGATGGCGAAGACCGATTGGCGCAGGTTGGGGAGCTGCTTGAGCTGCGCGGGGTCGAGGCGGCGGAAGCCGTAGCCGGGCGGCACCGGGTTGGTGTCGTGCGCCAGGGCCGAGCCGCGCAGGCCGCCGTGCGGCGAGAGCGGCGGGACCGGACGCTTGGGCTGCAGATCGATCGAGCCGGGGGCGAGGAGCGACTCCGCGTCACTGGGCGCCATCGCCTCGCGCCGCAGGCGGGCGATGTCCATCGCCGGCTCGACGACCCAGACGTCCTTCAGCGGGCGGATCGATCCGGCGCGGTCGATCGCTTCGAGCTGCTCCAGGGTGAAGACCGAGCGTCCCGCGTACTGGAAGCACTCGTGATCGTCGGCCGGATACTCCTTGAGGAACTTGTAGAGCAGGCCCTTGGCCTCGTAGAAGCGGCGGGTGGTCTCGTACCAATAGAGCTGCTCGCGGGAGAGGGTGACCGTCTTGCCGCCATACCACTTCGGCGAGTCGCGCTCGCACTTGGCGGCGTGCGCCAGGGTCGAGACGGAGGGGGACCAGTCGACCGGGGCGGGCAGCGCGTACTTCTTCGGCTCGGCACTCCACGGGATGAAGACGTTGGAGAAGCGGCCTTCACCCGCGCCGCTGGCGAGCCAGTGGGTGTGCCACCAGTCGCCGGCAAACTCCGCGGTCGCTTCGTAGAGCACCAGGGTGTCGGGCGCGTAGGGGATGGCGGGGAGCAGCGCCGTGTCGAGCTGCTCGGGGTTCTCCCAGGTCGGCAGCTCGGAGATGTGGACGACCGAGTAGGTCTGGCCGCGGCCGATCGATCCCTTGTTGCCTTCGACGCCGCTGACTGACTGGAGCGCACCGCGGGTCGACTTGCCCCACGCCGTCTTGAGCGACGAGCTGTTGGAGAGCGTCAGCTCGCGGTTCTTGGTGAAGTAGATCTTGTCGGGGCGCAGGAACCAGGGCAGCTGGTCGTAGAGGCGCACCACCATGCGGAACAGGTACCCCGCCTGCTCCTCGACGTCAGCGCCGCTGAGGCCGCGGATGTGCGCGCGGGTGACCAGGCGGTGGGCGACCAGCGCTTCGGAGAGGGTGGAGACCCCGAGCTGGCGCGCCTTGAGGATGTTGAGGAGGAGGCCGTCGGGGCTGCCGCTTTTCACATGCGCGAGCTGCAGGCGTGCGAGCTGGTCGAGCACCAGCTGCTGGCTCTCCCAGAGCGGGCAGAGGCGGCGCAGGCCGTGGCCTTCTTCGTCGATCCAGCAGAAGCGCTCGGCGAAGTAGGGGAAGTCGAAGATCACGCGCAGCTTGGTCGCGTTGATGAAGCGCTGCTCCTCCTGGTCGAGCGGGCGGAGCATCTGGCCGGTGGCGTCGTCGCGCGCCTGCATCACCGCGGCGGTCAGCACCGCGGCGTCGTCGGTCGAGTACCAGGGCAGGCCGTCAGGGAAGACGCCGCGGAAGTCGTGCTCGACCTGGGCTTCGTCCTCGGCGATGAGATCGGGATGGTACATCGAGCGGCTCCCCTGCCCTCAGCTGGGGAGCGGCGCGTCGGCGTCCTCCTCATCGTCGTCGATGTCTGAAGGGGCGTCGGGATCTTCCGGCTCGTCGCGCGGCGTGCGATCTTCGGCGGGGTCGTCGACCGGGTGCGGCGGTTCGCGCGGGTCGTCGCGCAGCTCGGCGTCGACCAGGCGCATCGGCGCCGAGGCGCGCTGCCGCCGCGGCGAGTAGAGCAGATCGCCCACCGCCTGCTGCAGCTGCTCCAGGGAGCCGGGGCCGGTCGAGAGCGCCTGGTTGGCGTTGATCTGGTTCTGCTGCACCATCACGCCTGCCTTGCGCTCGATGAGGCGCCCGAGTTCCAGCGCGAGTTTCTGCCGATCGAGATCGGGGGCGACCAGCACGGTGCCCACGCCGCGGCACGCGGGGCAGTCGGAGGTGCCCGGGGTGGTCGGGGCGCCGTAGCAGCGCGGGCAGGGCTCGGGCAGCGGGAGCGCGCGGCGCATGACGTCGGCCACGATCGCCGGCAGCTCCTGGGTGATGCGCTGCGCGGCGTCGATGTGCGCCTGGACGAAGAGCGCTTTCTTGTAGCTGGCGAAGAGGTCAGCCACCGTGAGGCCCGCGTAGGCGCAGAGCCGGCGCAGCGACCAGCTGGCGTAGGCCGGGTCGAGCAGGCAGTTGACCACCTTGTCGCTGCAGGTGTCGGAGTCGGCGACCGCCAGGGTCTGCAGCAGCTTGGTGCGGCCGCCGACCGCGGTGAGGAAGGTCTCGATCGCCTGGCCGGCGAGATCCAGCTCGGTGTCGCTGAGCACGGTGGGCGTGCGTGCGGCGGCGGGGACGAGCGCCGAGGTCTGCCGGTGCGTCGTGCGGCGCTGCGTGGTGCTGCGCGCGGATTGACCGGGCGTGTTCTGCAGGCGGATCGACATCAGCCCTCGCTCGCCGCGCCCGCGGTCTCGACCACCGAGTCGGGATCGTTGAACACCACCGCCTTGATCGCCCACATCGCGGTCTGCTCGTTGTTGGTCAGCGCCACCGACTGCTGCCGGCTGGGCGGGCACAGCTCTTTGATCTTCCGCTCGACCAGCGAGAACAGTTCGCGCAGCTCGGTGATGCGCGCGAGGCCGTCGGGGCTGGGCGCGTGGTAGGCGTAGGGCTTGTCGATGGGCATGGCGGCGGTCCTTGTCAGTCCTGGTAGCGCCGGATGACGCGATAGCCGAGCACGCTGAGCGCGATCAGCCCGGGCAGCGGCGTGGCGTAGGGCGAGCGCGGCACCAACATCGGCGGTTGCTCGCGCAGGAAGCGCGCCACCTCGCGGCGATCCGGCGTCCGCGTGGCGGTGAGCATGTCGGGCGGCAGCACCAGGCGCCGGCGATGGAAGCGCAGCGGGCGATCGGCCTGTTTCATCGGCGCTCCTCCATCAGTCGAGCGAGTTCGTCGTCGCGCGCGGTGAGGCGCGCGGCCAGGTCGTGGGTCTTCTCGTCGGCCAAGTGGATCAGGATCTCCTCATCATCCGGGGTGTGGCCGGTGTGCGCCTGCTGCCGACTGATGAAGTCGAGCGCGAGGCTCGCTTCGACCGGGTCGAGATGGGTGACGCCGGTGTCGGCGCGCACGATCGATCGATCGGCGGGCGAGAGCGGCGCGAGCTGCGGGGCGTAGCGGTCGGCGAGGCGCGCCAGCAGCTGGGTCTGGGCGTCGAGTGTGCCCGCGATGCGTGCGAGATCCGCGCTGATGCGCCGGAGCAGGAGCGCTGCGGCGAGGCGACGGAACAGGGCGGGCACCTCCTGACCCTCACCCGAGTCGGGCGGGTTTGTCTAGTCCCCCCTGCAGAAAATTTGGCGGGAAAAATTTATGGCTGAGTGCGGCTGTGCCTGGTTCCATACCCCCCGGCGGGGGGCTCGCGGACAATGACCGGCCCCTACGCGCCCTGTCCGGCCCGGCCAGCTGCAGGCGCGCGGCGCCCACCAGCTGCAGGCGCGTCGGCCCTGCCAGCTGGGCTGAGCTGGGCTGGGCTGGGCTGGGCGGGGCGAGGGGCGGGACCAGCTGCCGGGGAGCCGGGAGGGGCGAAAGCGCACCACCTTCGCCCCCAAAGCGAAAGTCTCCAGAGCTAAGCTGTTGCAGCGTAAGGAGTTATCGGCGAGCGTCTGATAAGGAAGGTTATGTTACCCTGCGGCTGGGCTGGGCAAGAGTCGTGCCAGCCTCGCGAGGCGCTGCCTGTTGTCACCTTTTCGTCAGTCTCGATGCACTTCTGTCAGCCTGACAGGTGACTTTCCCCGGCAGCTGCAGGCCCGATCAGCGGTTTTCCTGACAATCTGACAGGTTGACAGGTTGGCGAGGTTCGTGCTCTACTGCTGAGTGGGCCGACGCCCCGACACCGACCCGACGCTCTCTGACAACCGAAGCGCCCAGCCAGAACCACCGAGGCGGGCCGAATACCCCAACAGCGCGTCAGCCCGCAGAGGGCGGCGTGGACCGTAAGGCAGGCCATGGAAGGCCAGCCGAGACCGGCTCCCGCCAGACAGATAGCGACGTAGCACGCAGGCTTTGAGACTCGCACAGTGGAAAGGAGGCGCCCGGAGAGGGCGCCCCTCAAGTGCAGCCGCTCACCACTTCAGTCTCATACATCGCCGCGCCGGTAGTCCCGGCACCGTGCAAGGTCGGCTCTGACCACTGAACGCCAGACTTGGGAAGCGCACCGCTCTACAGCCGCTGGCACCGGCTGAGTGAGCCCCGACACGACCCGCAGCACCGCAGCTGCGGCACCACCCTGACCGCCGCAGGCTCGACCTGCGGCGACCCGTTTGAGCTTCACCCTGACCCGAGTGACAGCGGGTCAGACGAGGCGCTCAAGCCTCAGAACAGGACACCCATGAACCGTGACCGCCTCTACACCTACACCGTCTGCCACGCACCCAACGCGCTGGGCCTGACCGGCGACTGGCTGATCTATGACGGCGACAGCGACCGGCTGGTGGGGCGCATGGCCCCCGAGACGGCCCGCCGGATCTACGGCGCGCTGCAGCTGCACCCCCGCACCGAGACCGACCCCAGCACCACCACGTAGCGACCGACCGACCGGCGACCCGAGACCGGCTGCAGACATCCCGCCTGCGGCCCACCATGCTCCCTGCGGGGAGCGGAAAGCGACACCTATCACCATGTCCGCCAACATTGCGACCATCGACAACACCGACGCGATCGCCTACCTCGACTCGACCCCGTGGCACGGTTTGGGCGAGAACCTGCTGCAGCGGATGCGCGCCGCGACCCCCGACCAGTATGTGGACATCGCGCTCGACGCCGCGCGGATGCGCTACAGCGTCGGCTCCCTCCCGATGTATCTCGCGGACGGCACCCAGATCAAAGGCCACATGGCCAGCGTGCGCTACGGCCAGGACGGCACGGTCGCGGCGACCTTCGGGCCGGTCGGGGTCGGCCACACCCACATCCAGAACGAAGAGGCAGTCGCCATCCTGCGGCCCATGGCCGAGCAGTTTGGCTGCGTGCCTGCAGCCGCGGGCGCGCTGGGCGACGGGGAGCGCTGCTGGATGCTGATGCGGCTGACCGACGCAACCATCACCGTCGTGCCGGGGGATGACGTGCGCGGCTACTTCCTGCTGACGTGGGGGCACAACGGCCAGATCAGCGTGACCGGCTTGGGCACCGGCGTCCGCGTCATCTGCCAGAACACGCTGGCGCTGGCGATGCACGGGCGCAAGGCGTGGTTCACCGTGCGCCACACGGCGTCCGCCTCGCAGCGGCTGGACGAGGCGGCAGGCATCATCGCCAAGGTGATGAAGGCCATGCAGGTGACCGGCGAGACGTTCGCCAGCATGGCGGCGCGCAACCTGAGCGCTGCGGACGTGCAGGCCTTCATCACGGCGGTCATCCCCAACACCGACCCCAAGGCTGACAAGGTCAGCAAGGTCATCGAGGCGCGCCGCGAGACCATCACCCAGCTGGTGACGGTCGGCAAGGGTGCGGCCATGGCCAACCAGCTGGTCCCCGGCGTCAGCCTCTGGGGCGCCTACAACGCCATCACCGAGTACTTCGACCATGTGCGCCCCGCTGAGGCGCAGAGCGAGGCGGGCCTGCTCAACGCGCAGACGAGCGCGTTGTTTGGCGGCAACGCCGACATCAAGGCGCAGGCGCTGACCGTCGCCCAGCAGCTGCTGGCGAGCTAGACCCGACCGACCGGCGACCCTCCATCAGCCACTAGGGGATGGCAGCGGGCAGGCGTATCCTGCCCGCTGGAACCCACGCGGTGCGACATCCAAACGACGCACCGGCTGCAGGGCATGAACAGGACACCAGAGCATGGCGACGACCACGACGACCACGACGACCCCGCGCATTCAGCCCGCGCGCTACTCCAGCACCTGCCGCCGCTGCGGCCAGCTGATCACCCCCGGCGACCTGATCAGCATCGCAGGGCGCGGGCAGACCTTCCACGCCAGCTGCACCGCGACCCCCGCGCCGCAGCCGCAGGCGCCGACCACCACGGGCGCGCCGAGCGACGCGCAGCTGATGACCGCGGCGCTGGCCGCGACCATCCGGCAGACCTTCACCGGCTTGCTGGCCATGGACGCGCGGCTGGGTGACGTCGAGCCGGTCTGGAGCCAGGACGAGGACATGCTGGCCGATGGGCCGGACCCCGACCCGCTGCCGCCCCCGGTGGTGGTCGCCCCGCTGCCGGTGACCCGCAAGGCGCAGACGGCCCGCGCGCCGCGCAAGGCGACCCGCAAGGCGACGTTCACCCCCGCGGCCATGGCGCAGCCCCTGAGCGCTGACGACCTGCTGTAGACCGACCTGAGGCGGCTGCTGGCATCCCGCCAGCAGCTGCAGGCAACCCGCGACCCTTTGAGAGGACACCCAACCGTGGCGAGAGCAACCTACGAGCAAGAGCAACAGCAGATCACCGACGCAATCGCGCAGCTGCCCGAGACCTTCGGCCTGCGCGCCTTCCCCGGCAAGCGCTACCGGCTGGCGCCGCGCGCGTCCCACTTCGTCAGCGAGGGCGAGGTGCAGCTGGTGGTGCAGGCGGAGATGACCGCCGACGAGCAGCAGAAGTACCACCTGCAGCCGTGGGCCGACTTCGGGCGCAACACGCTGGCGCACCTGCTGCGCGAGCTGACCTGCGCGAGCATGAGCGGCACCAGCTGCTGCGACCGGCCTGTCGGGCACGCGGGCCCGCATGGCTGCTACGACGGCAACAGCAGCGGGCGCGCCAGCTGGATGGGCGGGCAGGTGGTCCCGGCGATGCAGGTGCAGGCGCAGCCGCAGCGGGTGCGCAGCAACCGGCACAAGACCTTCTCCGACGTCGAGCGCGACATCCGCAGCTACTACGAGGCGAAGCAGGGCGAGCGCAACCGCGACGCGGAGCTGACCGCCCTGAAGGTCGCGAGCCGTGCGCTGCACCTCGCGCTGGATCTGGTCGAGCCCGTCAACGTGCAGCGGGTGACGTCGGCGCGCGAGACCGTCATCGCGTTGATCCGCTGCCGGGTGCTGGAGCTGGAGCGCGCCGAGAAAGGGGGGCGCTGATGCGTCCCACCCTCGACCAGCTGGCGCTGCTGCTGCAGGACGAGGACGGCCTGCAGCCGCTGACGATCCACAACTGCGAGCGCTACGGCAGCAAGACCTACGTCTACATCCGCTGCCGCCATCTGGTGCAGCGGGCGCGCGTCGAGGAGACGCTGACCGCGGCAGGCGTCTGGGTGAACCCGCGCTACTGCCGCAGGCAGGGCGGCTGCAAGGAGGACAGCCCGATCATCGAGGCGCGCGTGCGCCACAACCCCCGCGCCAGAGGCGAGTAGGCGAGGCGTGAGGCGGTGCTAGAAACGCGGGCCAGCAGCTGCAGGCGAGAGCGAGCGCAGCGGCTGCTGGCCGGTCGGGCGAATGGACGCCCTTTGAAGAGGCACCTACGATGGCGAAGTATCTGGTAAGCGCGGAGCAGACCGTGCGACGGACAAAAGTGTTTGAGGCGGCGAGTGCGGCGGAGGCCGAGCAGCGGGCGCGCGAGGAGCTGGGCGACACCTTCCACCGGCCCACCAGCAGCGCGCTGGCGTGGACCGAGGACGACGAGCAGGACGGGCCGCAGGTGCTCACCGACAACACGACGGAGATCGAACGATGAGCCCGCAACAGCTGCTGGCGTACGCGCTGCTGACCGGCATCGCGCTGGGGTACCTGGCCTGCTGGGCCGTGCATCGGATCGGGGGTGGGCGATGAGGTACGACATCACCCTGACGCGGGAGCGCTGGGAGTACGTGACCGTGCAGATCAGCGCCGACGACGAGGCGGCAGCAGCGGCTGCTGCCGCGCGCCTGCTCACCGACCACGCAGCAGTGCAGCGGCTGGCGTGGGCAGCGGGTGACCCCGTCGAGGACCAAGGCACGCCCGAGGTGCTGAGCATCGAGGCACGGGCGACCGAGGACGACGACCAGAACGACAGCAGCCGGTACTACGCACCCAACGACTAACCAAGCGGCGCTGCGGCGCTGCCAGCTGCAGGGGCCAGGACGCCGCCTGCAGCTGCTGACAGAGAGGACACAGAGCGATGACTGAGACCAAGACGACCCTGAACCACTGCGCCGTCTGCGGCACGTCCATCGAGGGATGGGCGACCCGCTGCGAGGCGTGCGGCGGCGAGACCGGCGGCACCTACCGCCTCTCCTGTTTCTTCCGCGACCTGCCAGTGGCGGGCGACACCGAGATGGGCGAGACGCTGCGCCGCAAGCTGGCGGCGATGACGGCGGGCGAACGGCAGGAGCTGGGCGAGGCGGCGCGGCAGCTGCTGCGCGCGACGACGCCTCCGCTGCCTGCGGGCGAGACGACGATCGAGCTGCTGCGCATGGTGGCGGAGGATGCGGCCAACCTGATCGGCTGCAACTGCAGCTACACCACGCTGTCCGAGCAGCGCTGCGACGGCACCTGCACCCACAGCATGGCGACCCGCGCGCTGCAGCAGCTGCAGGCGCAGGCGCGCTGGCTGGACGACCTGAACTGGGACGCCAGCGGCTACACGACCCTGAGCCGCGCGGCGCTGCAGGAGCTGGTGGCGCAGGAGGACGGCAAGCAGGCGCCGCCTGCAGCGGCGACGGCGCTGGCGCAGGTGGTCGGCACCGTCTCGATTGAGGGCGGGATTGCGACTCTGCCCGATGGGTCCACAGTGGACCTGAAGGCGGAGCAGGAGCAGGCGCAGGCCCGCTGGTGTCAGCGGCTGATCGACGCCTACGGCGCGCTGCTGGCGGGCGATGTCTTCTTCGACCCGCAAGGCGAGAGTGAAGACGCGCAGCTGGAAGGCGCGACCGAACCGCTGGGCGAGCTGGTCGTCGAGGCGCACCAGTACCTGGCACGCGGACAGAAGGCGGCACACTGCTGGTACTGCCAGCAGCTGCTGGCGCCAGGCGCGGCCAGCTGCCCCAACTGCCAGAAGTATCAGCTGACGTCGAGCGACTGGCACGGGAAGGACGAGGCTCGAGGATGAGCGACATGCATATGCTTGACTGAGAGAAGCATATGCATGGTAGAATGGACGACGCGACCAACACGGTAACCGCCAGCTGCGGCTGGCCTGAGAGAGGACACCTGCGATGACCGAGGACATGAAGACCTACCGCTGCCCGACCGACCCCGTCTACTGCGGCGACGGCGAGTACATCACCGGCTGCGGCGAGACGTTCACGGCGACACCGGATCGCGAGGGGCTGGTGGACTGCCCGCACTGCGGCATCTGGTTCAGCCCGCGCCGGGAACCGGCGACCGACATCACCACGCCTGCAGCTGGGAAGGGAGGCCGGTGATGGCGGACACGATTCAGATCCACAAGGCCGCAGCGATCAAGCTGTTCACCGACTGGCACGTTGACGAGGGCACCAGCCGCGCCGAGGCGCGCAACTACGCACGGCGGCTGTGGACGCGACTGGAGGCGGAGGCGACCGAGGCGGGCATCGCGGCGCAGGCGCAGCTGCGGGAGGCCGAGCGCAAGGCCCGCGCGGCGCAGCCCAAGACGCTGTCGCTGCACGACACCATCGCGCTGCACCACGCGCTGGCGCCGACCGAGGCGACGGCGGCACACATGGCGGTGATGGCGAAGAAGGGCGCGAAGGACCAGTAGGCGTGCTGTGCCTGCAGCTGCGAGGGAGACGGCCCATCCCTCCAGCTGCGGCCAGAGCAATTCTGCTCTCACCGGAAAGGACACCTGAGATGGCAACGAAGAAGGCGACCAACGACAGCAAAGGCAACGCACTCTACCTGCGTGTGGTCGAGACGCGCGACAACGGCTACTTCCACCTGCGGGCGCAGGTCTGCACCCAGCGCTACGAGGCGAGCGAGCACAGCGAGTGGAAACCGTACGGCGTGGAGGACGACTACTCCGACGGGCTGAAGTACACCCACCTGCGCAGCAGCTGCCAGGGCGACAACGGCACGCAGCGCGCCGCCGACTCGTTCAAGGCGGTCTACGGCTTCGACACCGAGTACCACGACGCCTACCGCCTCGACCTGCGCCAGCTGCGGCGGATGACCAAGACGCTGGAGCTGGTCGAGCGCAAGCTGGCCAAGCTGCAGGAGGCGCGCGGCTACGTCCGCAGCTACGGCGAGTACCTGGGACGGGTCGCCGAGGTGCTGGGCTGCGTGGGCATGGTCTTCGATCGTGACTCGCAGGTCGCGCTGCGCACCGGCCAGCGCTACCAGTGGATGAGCGTCGGGGATGGCGTCAACCACGCCAACCACCGCATCTACCTCTGGCAGCAGGAAGCGGTCGAGCGCGACGGGCGCCCGCAGCTGGCGGGAGAGGAGGCCGCGTCGTGATCGGCCTGCGCGTGCGACTGCGCATCGAGGACGAGGACACCGACAACGAGGGCGAGCGGCGCGTGATGCCGGTCGGCACATGGGGCACCGTCCACGGGGTCAACCACACCACGCCCGAGGGCGTCGTCTACTACGACGTCGTCTGGGACAACGACGGCTGGACCGTCTGGTCAGCCGAGGAGCTGCGACGCGACACCGACATCCACCACCACCAACAGGACGCAGCATCAGCTGCAGAGAAAGGACACCGACCGTGACGACCCAACTGTTTCGCATCGCCATCCGCCGCAAGGAGACCGACAAGCGCAAGAACGCGACCGTGTACCACTACGTGGTGATGGCGACCACGCTGGAGGAGGCCAAGACGCTGGCCGTCGCCAAGTGGGTGGACCCGCCCGAGTACGACTACCGCACCAACGACCTCGACAAGATCGCTGCCGTGAGCGGCAACGCGATGGAGACGCTGGTCTACAACTCGGACATCCGCGGGTCGAGCACCAAGGGCGAGCTGCCCGAGACGCTGCCCACCGCGGAGGCCGTCGAGGCGGCGCGGGCGGTGCTCGCCGCGTTTGAGGCGGCGTACGCCGAGCCCGAGGTGGCGTCGTGAAGCGCCGCACCATGTCGTACGACGAGCTGGAGACGCGCCGCCTCGCGCGCAGTTCCGGCAGCAACGCGATCATCACGATCCGCGCGGCGCTGGCGCACCAGCGGGAGGCGGATGCGTGGCGCCAGCTGGCGGCGCAGGCGGGCATCGAGCCGCCTGACAACGTGCGGCTGTGGGAGGGCCGCGCCGACGTCGCCGAGGCGCAGGCCATTGCCTACGCACGACGCGCGGGCCACTGGGCCAACGACGCGCTGGCCATGGCGGCAGCGGAGACGGGCGAGGTGACCCGTGGCTGAGAACCGTACCGCCTACTCGGTGCGGGAGGGCGAGCCGCCGGTCCTGCACGCCTACAGCGTCATCATCACCCCCAAGCGGGTGGCGCTGCGCTGCCCTGCGCTGTTCGTCGGGGCGATGTACTGCGAGGTGCTGCCGTCGCGCTTCGCGTGGACCGAGCGCGAGGCGTGGGCGCTCTTCCTGGCCGCGCAGCAGCGCAGCCTGACGGAGGCGCGCGAGGGGGTCGCCTGGCTTGAGGGGCAGATCGCGGCGGCGCAGCAGCAGCTGGCAGCGGGCGAGGGCGAGGTGACCGGTGGCTAAGCCCGGTACGCTCAAGATCGATCACCACGTCCTCTCGGCGGAGGGGACGCGCTACATCGTCCGCTACGTCGCGCTGCGCACCTACGACGGCGTCGAGGAGGAGCAGGCCGATCTCGCCGAGCTGCGCGACGGCGGCAGCTGGGGCGAGGAGCGCATCACGCTGCCGGTGAGCGAGCTGCGGCGCGTCACGGCGGAGCAGCGGGTCCCGATCACCGGGATGCCGGAGGTGCGGCCCCGCTGCGTGATGTGCCGCAAGCCGCTCTCGCCCGACGTCGAGACCAAACGCGACTTGAAGTACCGCGTCCTCAGCCGCACGTTTCGCGGCTGGCTGGGCTACGCGACCGGCGGCACGACCGACGAGCGCTTCTGCACCCACCGCTGCGAGGCGGCATTCGCGAGAGCCGCCTTCAGGGCGGGCTACCGCATCATCCAAAAAGGAAAGGACACCCCGACATGATCACCGACGAGCAGAAGGCCCGCGAGTACGGCTGGCGCTGTGGGCAGGCGCTGCAGACGTTCAACGCTCGACGCACGTTCTCGACGGTGAGTGAGGGCGAGCTGCAGCTGCTGGCGCATCTGGCGTGGGCGTACGCCAAGCTGGCGTGGCACCACGCCGAGCGAGTCGAGGTGCAGCCGTGACGCTGCGCGACCATCGACTGACCGGCGCCGCCAAGCGCTGGGCGCGCGGCCAGCTGGCGGCGACCGACGGCCACACCGCGCTGCACGCCAAGCGGCGCGGCCAGCAGCTGGCCAAGCGCGTGCGCAAGACCGCGACACCACCGAAGCCGCCGAAGGAGGAGGCATGATGCCGACCACGCGCTCCACTCCGCCCGACCTGACGCTCGTCTACATCCTGCTCGGGCTGGTGGCAGGGCTGCTCGCCGCGCTGGTGTGGCGATGACTGCGCAGGCCTGCTGTCCGCGCTGCGGCGGCGTGGTCGAGCGCACCAGCGGCGAGGCGACCCGCACCATGGCCCCCACCTTTGCTTCACGCAAGGGTGGGGATCTGTACTCGGTGCGGGTGACCGTCACCCTCGCCGCCTGCACCAGCTGCGAGTGGGTCTGCGAGGCGGGCTCGCCGCAGTTTGTCCGGTTCACTGACAGTGATACGATCCCCGACCGAGCCGAGAGGAGGGACTGATGGACCTAGGCCTGCTGCTCATCATCGTCGGCGGCGTGCTCGTCGGCTGGGGGTTACTCTCGGTCATCGAGCGGCTGGAGCGGGGATCGAGCCCGAGGGAGGACTAAATGGCGCTGCTCATCACGACCTACGGCGCGCCGCAGCAGGTGCTGCCCAAGGACCGCGCGCACTTCACCCTGCAGGAGCTGCAGGCCTTTGTCGGCGGCTACCTGGAGGTGGTCGGGCGGCTGCCCGACGGCCGCGTCGTCTGGTGCAACGAGGAGGGCAAGCGGCTGCAGCTGCCGGTGAACCCGCGCGCGACGGCGCTGCTCTTGCCGCTGCTGCAGCCCGATGACGTGCTGGTGGGAGATGTGCTGGTCACCACGCTGGCGGAGGCGGGCGAGGACACCGACCTGGACCCGAGCGAGCTGGTCGAGCCGCTCGACCCGGAGGCGTGATGGCGAGCGGGCGTGCGCGTCTGCCGCGTCGGCTCAAGAAGGACGCGCGCCGCTGGCTGGCGGGCGGGCACTCGACGCTGCGGCTGCGGCGCTGGGCGCTGCGGGCGTCGGCGGCGCTCAAGCGCTACGAGCAGGAGCTGCGCTGATGGCTGACGACTACGGCCCGCACTTCTACCGCCTCGACGACGAGGGCGAGCCCGAGCGCGTCGCCGACACGATCACCTGGGCGCAGTGGATGGAGTCGCACGAGCGCATCGTGCTGCAGACCCACGTCGGGGCGCACTGCAGGGTCTCGACCATCTTTCTCGGGCTCGACCACAATCACTTCAGCAACGACGATCCGATCCTCTGGGAGACGATGATCTTCGGCGGCGCGCTCGACATGAGCCAGTGGCGCTACCGCGCCAAGCTGGCAGCGCTGCAGGGGCACCTGCGGGCGGTCGTCTACGCCGAGCTGGCGGCGTGGGGGCCGCGCAAGCTGAAGAAAGTGATCCGCACCCAGCGCAATCCGCGCAATGGGCGAGCGCGCGAGTACCGGCGCATCGGGCGGGCGCTGGGGCGCGCGGTGCGCTTCGGCGTGGCGGCGCAGGACTGGAGCGAGCAGCGGTGATCGGCGTCGTGCTCAAGCGCGGCGAGTTCGTCGTCATCGAGGGCAAGGTCCCGGCGATGGTCACACTGGCGTCGGAGAACGGTCGATCCTTGGTGCTGATGTTCGACGCGGTGATCGACATCAAGGGCACCGACCTGATCGCGGCGGGCAGCCTGATCCTCTCGATGGTCGAGGACGGGCGCTACGTCGAGTTTGCGACCGGCGCGGTGATCAACCTGGAGCGGCAGCAGTGAGCCCCGAGCACCCCGAGCTGTACGACACGGCGCGCCGCGTCAGCCACGATCTGGGCTTCGCGTGGACCGACCCGCGCACCCGCATCACCTATCCGCCGCCGCCCTGCGCCACCAGCTGCCGCGAGCGCGGGCTGGTGCGCACCGTCGAGCGCGCCGAGATCGACGAGACCGATCCGGTGAAGCACACCGCCTTCGTGGTGCTGGCGTGTGCGAGCTGCCGCCTGGTGAGCATCTTCCCCGAGAGTAACTTCGCCCTGGTGACACCGCGCGCCAAGCGCCAGCTGCACCTGGAGCTGGCGGCGCTGGGCTGGTGGCTGCCGTGGCCGAGCGAGCAGGAGCGCCGCGCCGCGCTGGTGGCGCAGGCCCGCGAGGACGTGCAGGCGGGCAGCGGGCACGACTGCGAGGAGTGGCGCGACACGCCCGACCGGCGCTGCGCGCTGTGCGACCGCCCAGCTGACGAGCGAGAGGAGCCCGATGGCGAGTAAGCAGTTTGAGCACCTGCACGAGAGCAGCCGCGCCCGCCTCGCCGCGATGATCCCCAGCGGCTGTCCGCTGCGGGTCGAGCGCGTCGAGCAGTTTGGCCGCGGCGGCTTCAAGGCGATCACCCTGGACGAGCGCGACTGTCAGACCGGCCGCTTTGAAGTGGTCGCCGCCTACATCACCGGCTATGTCAGCTGCTGGCGGCGGGTGCGGGCGAGTGCGCGGTCAGCCGCGTGGCAGCTGCCGGGCACGCGCTGATGGCGCTGTCCTTCGTCCTTCAGGGCTGGCTGGTGATCGTGCTCGACGAGGAGAACGTCGAGCGGATCCAGGCGTGCGACCCGTTTGAGTTCAACTGCGCCAAGGTGCCGATGCCGGTCGCCCTGGCGCTGCCGCCGCGCATCCTGATCGCCTACGCGCGGAAGGACGAGCAGCAGAAGATCCTCGCGATGCAGGCGCACCCCGACCTGCTGCTGAAGTATCTCTCGCGCGGCTTCAGGATCACCGACACCGACGGCCAGCGCGGCGAGATCTACAAGAAGCTGTGAAGCATATGCAAGCGCCCGTGACCCTGCACCGTACGGGACCGACGGCTCGCAGAGACCGCTGCCGCGCCCAAACCACCATGCGCCGCGACCACCGCAGGAGAAACCTATGCATCTAGGTCCGCACCCCAGCCACGTCACCCGCTTCTCCGACGCCTCGACCTTCGACGAGATCTGCGTGAACTGCGGCGCGACCGACGAGGTTCCCGGCGGCTGGGGGCAGCTCGCCTACCCCTGCCCGCACCCGCCGGTGGCCACGCCGTCAGCTCTTGCCGAGCGGGACGACTCGCAGCAGCTCGATGAGACAGAGCACGAACACCGCAGGCCAGAGCGGGAAGGGCGGCTTGGTCGCGTGGTAGACGGTGAGGGCGATCGCGATGATCACCAGGACGAGGAAGACCGTTAGCATCGCGTGAACCTCCAGCGGGGAGTCTGTCGGGTCGCCGAGCCGCTGGCTAGTCCCCCCGCTGGGTCGTCGAGCCGCTGGGTCGTCGAGCCGCTGGGTCGTACGTACGTACCAGCAGCTAGAGAGCGTCGACCGCAGCGCAAGTTGTACGCTCTGGCTGCTGCCGAGGAGGAGGAGTCTGCCATGCCGACCGTCCCTGCCGTCCCGCCTGCCGATCGGATCTTCGCGCGCATCGAGCGGTTCCAGTGCGCCTGCCCGAGCTGCGGGCGGCTGCTCACCAGCACGCAGGACCAGGGGCATCTGGCCAAGCGGCTCGTCGCGCGCGGCGAGGCGCAGGGCGAGCAGCTGGCGCCGCACCGGTACCGCAAGCGGATGCGCACGGTGAAGAGCGTGAAGTACCTCACCTGGAACCCGTACAACCAGCGGATGACCTGCCCCTGGTGCAACCGGGTGTTCGTGGTCGGGCTGCTGTTCTACCCGGTGACGCCCGGCTCACCGATGCGCGGCGAGCCGCCGGTCGACGTCGCCCCGACGCCGCGCGAGCGGCAGGAGCTGGCGCGGCGTGAGCGCATCGAGCAGGCGCGCGGCGCCGGCGGCTGGTACCTGGAGCAGGTGGCGATCGCGCCCGAGCCGGTCAACCTGCACGTCCCCGCCAGCTGTTGCTGCCCGCCGCGTGGGGTCGCTGCTGAGTGCCCGATCCATGGTCAGCCGCAGGCCCCCCTGCCATAGGGGGGAAAAAAGAGAGACTATGGTCGCTAACTCATACCAGCTGCAGGA